GAAATGCCATCATAATTGCTGATATTAAGGGATATACGGAAGAATTAAGAAAAACATCACCTAAAACAGCAGAATACTTGGATTTACGGTTGGAAGAGTTATATGAGATACATAAACCCAAAAATATCGTTAAATGAAGTTAAGTCACGGGTTTCGTAGCAGATTTGAATTTGAGTTTGCACAGTATCTGGCAAAGAGTAAAATTAAATATAAATATGAAAAAGATAAATTTAGATACATTGTACCGATTAAATCCTATACTCCAGATTTTTATTTAATGAATTATGGATTTTATCTGGAATTGAAAGGAAATTTAGATGTCACAGATAGGGTTAAACATTTACTTGTTAAAGAGCAAAATCCGACTTTGGATGTTAGATTTATCTTCCCAAATTCAAAGAAAAAGATATATAAGGGCAGCAAGACTACTTATGCCAATTGGTGTGATAGGCATGGTTTTTTGTATGCTGATAACAGGATACCTAATATATGGCTAAAATAATATCGAGAATATATGCTTTATTCAGAGGAATAATAAGTTGGAAATATTTGAAAAAAGAATGGCCAAAAAAGAAGAAGAAATAGTACTACCTAAAAACAGGATGTATGTTATAATGTCTCCCCTAGGTGAAGACCAGTTTAACATGATATGCGTTGATAAAATGGTAAAACCCATTAATGAATTATATTACATGATGAGGGGTCTGTGTGAAATGTCTATAAAGCACCAAGAGGATTTAATTGAAATTGGAAAAGAGGCTATGTTACAGGAAAAATTAAAAACAACGAAACAGGAATTAAAAAGTAACATTATTCCATTCAGACCGAGGAGAAACAATGGTAAAAAACACTAAATTTGATTTGGATTTACAGTACGGACAGTTACGGGAACAGCAAGTTCACGATATGTTTCACAATAAAAAGATTGAAGTTAAGACTGAGAGGGACTGGTGGAAGAAAACAGGTAACATTGCCATAGAATATGAATGCAATGGAAAGCCTAGTGGCATTGATAAAACGGAATCTGATTTTTGGATTCATATTTTATCAAATGGTACGGGGAATTATTGTAAATTAATTTTTGAAGTTCCAAGACTAAAGAGGATAGTAGAAAAATATAAGCCAACGCATAGTAGGATGATAGGCGATAGAGGTGTTTCTAATTGTGTGTTAATACCTCTAGAAGAATTATTTATGAAGGAAAATGTTGAATTATGATAACTAGTCTAGTTAAGGATGAAAATGAAAAAAAAATGTGGGGCGAATGGAGAAAATAGCAAAAAATTTCCTAGTGAAAGCTGAAAGTTTAGTCGCAGGTCAGAGGCACACGGATTATGGTGATAAGGTTGACAATCACAAGAACATAGCGAAATTATGGTCAGCGTACAAGGATATGAAAATTTCTGCACACGATGTAGCGATTATGATGTGCCTGTTAAAGATAGCACGAACAAAGCTTGGTGATGTTAGTGTAGATACATATGTTGACATGGCTGCGTATGGGGCGATAGCCGGTGAGATTAAATTCAAAGAACCGAGAGAAGAATCGGAAGGAGAAAAACGGGGACGAATTACAAAGGAATACGTTAAATCCCTGAACAAGGTCATGGATGAACTGGAGGAAAAAATATGAAAAAAATAACGAATGAACAATTAAATATTTTACTGAAATATTTGAGTAGTAAACCTTACCTTGAGGTTTATAATTTAATACAATTATTGGGAAGTTTGCCAGAAATAGAGGGTAAAAATGGTGGACAAAAAGATACCAAACAAAAATGAAGCAGTTCTACAGCTACTATATTTTGGCATTGACAAGTCGGGCAACTTCTTTTCAGAAAAATGGACGTGTCCTCCCGAAAAGTTTCGTGAACACATGGATAAGTGGAACGAGAATTACGTAGATACAATTAGGTATGAAAACGTGATTAAATACATTGATAATCTCTTTGAAAGGGATATCAAAGATGTAAAAGGGTATTTAGGATGACAAAAACAATTAAAAATATAATACAAAATGATTCTGGCGGTACGAATCCAGACACCCATGCACATGAGGATAAGGTATGGGAATTACAGTTTGAAGATGAAGATTCTGCTGTTCTAACCAAGGGAAAGATGTTAGAGTATCTAACAAAAGGAACTGTTCCTGTAAAGACAGTACATTCCTTTAAAAAATGGGATATTATAACAACATTGGGACATACGATTAGAACATGGGTTGTTGTATATGATGATAAATCTCATGTACAATTAGCTAACAAAGATTTTTATTCTTTGCTAACACACGGACACACCACTGTAAATGGGGAGGAAGTAACTGAAACTGTTGAAGGTGAGAGAGGGCCGATATCTACTGCTATTGCACAGGTTCAAAAAGAGGCAGGGACTAGTCCAAAAACACTAACAACACCAGAAGAACAACTTGAACTAGAAGATTTTAGGGAAGATGCAATGAGAGATAATTATTCCCCCGTGTTCGGTAAAAAAGAAGAATCAGACATTGAGGAATAAAAAAAGCCCCAGTTAGACTAGGGCTTTTTATAGGTATGGAGTACCTGTTAATTATTTGCTAGTAACATCTGAAGCAATCCCTTTATCGGAGTCCACGTCTCCTCGTCCTTCCGGTTGTACACTGTCTTGCTCTTCACTGTCCTCTGCCTGTACCTCGGAGTCCTCAGTTCCTTCGCTATCGGATTTCTCTTCTTGTAATTCCTCTTGTGGTTCTGATTCTTCGTTAGGTTCATCTTCGGTTTTTTTTATTCCAACGCAAATGCCACGCCCAGTTACTTAGTTTACTTCCATAAATTTCACAACAATTCAAGAATCTGTCCTTTAAATATTTATACATTATTTTTTAACAAGACTTCCTCCAAAGTACAACCCTACGATTGCCGCCATCAGATGCGTGTCCATTGGTGTTATGACAACACCTGCAAATTTTCTATCCACCAGTAATTCCTTTTGTTCTATTAAGAAAAAGAAACCTCTTGACAGTTCCGTCCATGTCAGGAATACGGAAACATCAAAAAATACAGGTACAATTTTAGGCCAGACTATTATAAAGAATACAGCAGTTAATGCTATAATTCTTCTCGTCCATTGAAAGCCTGCATTTTCATATTTACGTGCCGCTTCAATTGATTCCATTTGAAACTTACCTCTGGCGAGCAGCATCTTTTGTTCAGCTTGTTTTGCCTTAATGCTCTGTCCCCAGATGGTCATTACACCACCCAAGACACTGGAGCTTAGCATTGTTATCATTTCTACTGGTAATCCAAACATTATCCTCTATTATCCTTCCAATTTTGCTGTTTCTTGCCCGCTTGGGCCGCATTCCACAACTGTTCCCTGATTTTATTCTCCCCGCTTGAAATAAGATGGGCTATCTTAAAGCCAGTCGGAACTTGCGTTAAGTTCTTGTCTTCTCTGTACCGGTCATGCTCCTCGAAAGTCAGAAACTTATCGAAGAGACGACCAGTCTTTATATTCTTGAATCTATATAATGGCATTGTATGCAACTACAACAGCAATGACTACTACAACAACCAAGGCAATTTTACCCTTCTTGCTCAAGTCCTTCCACATTGTCTTTAGTTTTTCCATATTTCCTCCTAGTTTATTAGTCCTGTATAGACAGCTTTTAATACCAATCCCAAAACTCCAAATGAGACCGTCCACACTATCTTAAAAATAGTGTCTACCTTCATTGCTATGTGATGTATGTGATTGTCTAATTTTTGATTGATGAGTTTCAGTTCGCCTTCAATGCGAATGATATTTTCCCTGTTCTCTGATGTCTTGTCCTCTGGCATTAGACTATTCTATTTCTTCCGGGTTGATTCTTTAATCGTTGTTGATTTATACCAATTCCTTCATTGGCTTGTAAAGAACGGTTTCCTCCTTCATTATCATAAAATGATTTTGAATCACTATTAGTATAGTCTGAAAATATTTGTTTAGCCCTTTCCTGTGATTCAAAGTAAGGCATCCAGTCTTTATAAGGTGTCTCCCATTCAGCCTGTCCGCCAAATCTATTGGCAAATTGTGGAAGACCTTCCGCATCACCTCGTCCTCCCCGTATCATAGGTTTTATCCACCATTTTAAAAAATCTTTTCGTATACTTGGTTTCAATAAACCCTTGTCAAAGATGACAGTTGCCAAAAGATAAGATGCTTCTGGGTCAGTAGCCATTTGTTCTAGCATTCTGCCTTTTCTAAATCGTACATCTTGAATTAATAATTCTGTTAATACATAACGTGGAGACACAACACCTCTTGCAATGGAGTACATTCTTGATATGATTTGTTCAACTCTGAATTGTCTTGGTAGTTGG